GAGCCATAAACGCCTAAAGGATCCGATGCTCCGAAACTGTACCTCTCACGCGCTTTGTAACGAACATTGCCGGTATCAAAATCTCCGTCATTGTCCGTCTTCAGCGCGACCCTGACAAAATGCTTCAGACCATTCGGGATGTCGGTGATGATCCACCAGGCATCGGGATCGGTGATGTAGTGGTTGATGAAGTAACCATCCGGTATGGTGCCATTTGTATAAATGGCGTTTATGTCATTGTCCGCGGTCCCAGGGCGATACTGCGAACGCAGGGTACGCGTCGCCGTAAAGACCAGGCCGGCCGGGATAATCAACTTACGGGGCTTAGCCGCGACTAACAGACCGCGGTCGTCCACCCACAGCGAGATCGTGGTGGCCGCCGCCTCAAGCGAAGTCTCGTTGAGGTCGGCCCCTATCGTGGGCGTGTTCTGGTTGAGCAGACCGCCGGTCACGAGCGGATGGTTGAGCGAGCAGAGACTGACGCCGTCGCCCATCGGATAGAGCGGATCAAAGGAGTGGTTCAGCACCGCGGCACCCTTGGTCTGCTTGGTGTGGGCCATCGAGCGCGCCAGCGCCTTGGTATAACGCGCCGAGAGCGAGTCGTACAGGTTGTCCTCGACTGCTTCTTCCGTAATCGAGAAGCCCATCGCGATGGTCTCGTGACTGTACCTCGCGACATAAGACTCTTGAGCGTCGTCGTACGTGAGGGCCTCGCCCTCGGGCTTGACCGGGGCCGGCCCGAAGCCGGTGACCTTGACCTCTTCTTCGAAGGAGCGTTCGGAATTTTCGATGGCGAAAATTTCCTTATGTTCTTCCTGATAGCGTTTGTATTCCAACCCGAAGAGGGCATTCAGGCCGGGGATTAGTTCTTTGAGGAGTTGTGCTCTTGAGATCGCCATAATTGCTCCTTATAAACCTGCCCCCAGTAAGAGCCGGTGCGTGCCGAAGTTCCAGGTCACCAGGATGTCGGTGAATGGATCTCCGGGTGCGTTATTCGGGTCTTTGGGAAACCCAACAATGTGCAGCGCAAATGTAGCCGTCACCGCCACTGCAGAACTCGCCGCAACCGAGCTGTTGCCGGTCGCGTTGTTGCCGGTGCCAAAACCGACGATCGCCGTCTTGAGGCCGATCGCCGTCTGCGGCACCGAGCCGTTAGCCTGGATCTTGAAAACCGCCCAAGGGTAATCCAGGATCTTGAAGCGAACCCCCGTATAGCCGGCCTGGACGCCATGGGCCGGAAACATCTGCGCGTTCACAAAACCCCGGATCGGGTCTTGATACTCGCAGCCCATGAACACGCCGATCGGTGAGTTGACACTCACCGTGCCGGCCACCGGGCTGGCCGCCAGCACCTGCGGCTGGCCGCCGGATAAGCCTACGGGATCGCCGAAATAAAACGCCCCGGCCTGATCGACGGTCAGAGGATAAGATCGGATGGCACCTGCAAAATCCAGGCCTCCGAATGTCTGCACCGGCCTCATACCGTAAGGGCTCGCAATTTGCGACATGCGTTCCTCTCCGTTTGAATGCCACGTTGATCGCCGCACACACGCTACCGAGCGCGCGCGCATGAGCAGCCGCGAGTGAGAGTCTGCCGGACTCTAACGAAAGTAGGTGCAGTTACTTCGCGCCGGTCGGCAATTGCGCGCCCGAGCCGGGATCCCTTCTGGCATCCGGCCCAAAGCGGGTTCGCGACTTCACGTTACGAAACATGGTTTGCAGCCGTGGGTCCTGCTCTGCCATCATCTGCGAATCTACCGCCTGCATTTGCGCCACGGTTTGGTCGCGGTAGTATTTATTGCGCGCCTGGATACGCTCCTCGGCGATGGAGCACAACAGGAGTCCGCCCACCTCGACCGAGTCGGGGAAGCGCGAATCCCTGTCGGAAAGAATTTGCAGCTCGGGATGCTCACTGGCTTTCACCGGAGCATACCCTTGCCGGAGTCTGCGCGAAACATTCAAAGAATCGGTTTGGCCGCCGGCCGAGGTGCGGATCCAGCGGAATTTAATCCCAGGGCGCGGATTCGGCTCAGGCAGCGTGTCGGCGGGGGCCCAGGCGGCCGGCCGCGATTCCGCGGCACGCGTCTCTAACTCGCGGGGAGTCTTGTCAGGCACGCTGCTCCTCCTCCAGCTCCAGCTGGCGCGCATACTGCTCGGGAGTCAGCCCGATGCGATGCGCCAGCCGCACCTGAGACTCAGATAACCGGATCACTCGGGTGCGGCCGGCGGTCGCGCCTCCGGTATTGGCGCGAGTGCCGCCCGCCACTGCCAGCGGACGGGAAACGGGGCGCTGGCGGGGCTCGTCGGGCTCGTGTCCGCTGCCATTGCCATTGGCATGTTCAGGAAAGACCGCTGCCAGGCGTTCATCAATGGTCTTCCAGTACAGATCAGGGTTGCTGATCGCGCTCACCCCCTGCTTGGCGAGCTTCTCATGCACACCCATGGCGAAGGCCGTACGCTCTTCTTCGCCGGGCTGCTTCCACCAGGTGTTTTTGCTGAACCACTGGCGCGTGCGCTCGTCTGCCGGAGGCGGCGGGGGCGGGAGCGCGGCGGCCGGCTCTTCCGCCGGCGCATCCTTAAGCAGAGAGAGGCGCTCCTTCTCAGACACGGCGCGCGCCAGGCGCTCGTTGTTGGCCACAATGTCGGCGGCCGCGCCGCGCTCGTAGGCCTCCTGGCTTTTGAGTTTAGCCTGCTCGATCTCCGCGTCCACGCGCGAGATTGCCTGGTGGATCACGGCCTGCTCGCCGCGCGTCACATTTTTCTTGAGTTCCTGGTTCTCGCGGTAGACGCGCTGCGCGAAATCCTGCGCGGTGGCCTCGCCGCGCTGCGCCTGCTCGCGCTGCCGGCGCTCCTCGTGGAAGGCGAAGCGCAATTTCTTGATGCGGTCCTGGACTTCCCGGCCGTAGCCCTTGATCTCTTCGTCACGCACATCGAGCGATCGCGTATCGCCGGTGCGCAGGCGCGGCTTTTCTTCCTCGGCGGTGGGCGTGATCTCGACCTGGATCGTATCCTCGCCCTCGCCGGTTTCTTCGAAATCCTTTTCCTCGGCCATACCTTATACCCGTTCCACCCGCTCCGGCTGAAAGACCAGCGCTTCCACGGTGTCGTCGTTGATCAGCCGGTATTCCTCGTCGTCGATCTTGAAGCGCGTGCCGGAATACGCGCGCATCATAATCATGTCGCCCACATGGCACCAGGGCCCGTCTGGGAATTTCTCCGCATCCTGATAGGCTGTACCGCCCACGGCCAATACCTCGCCCAGAAGGGACGCGGTCTCTTCCAGGGACCGGGAACTGTCGGGACGGTACAGCCCGCTCGGCATCTTGGCGTCGAGACGCGGTATCTTCACCAAGATGCGGTATCCGGTGGGATGAACCACCGAAAGCGCGCTAAACTTTTCCGGGTTTGGCACCACCCATTTAGTCGTCATCGATTTTGACTGCCTTGCGGGCCTGCATGAGAAACTCTTCCGCCAGCCGGAGACCGCGGATTTCGCCCACTAGCTTACAATACTCCGAATAATCAGTGGGAGCGCCTCTTGATAAGCCATCGAGTAAAATCCCTAATCTGTCACTAATTGACTTACTTACGATGTAATCAAAACTTTCCACAATTTCAAGTAACTCAACTATTTAAAATATCTAATAAAGCCCGGCCGCCCTTGCGCATCGGCTTGGCCTGCTCGCCATGCCCATAGGCCTGCTTACGGATCGCCTTGCGCAAGGTATCCAGGCGGCGCGCGCCGGACGAGGTCGAGCCGTCGCCCAGGGCGGCGACCGTCGGCGCATCAACCACGTATTCGCCATCACTGAGCAGCACTTTGCGGCCGGCCGGCGTGCGCGCCTCAATCTGATCGTCCTGCCCCGAGCCCGGGCCCTGCAATAGGCCGCCTACCTGCATGCCGCTGGTCGGCTGCACCACGCTCGGGGGCTGCGTGCCGCTATCGCCTGGCTGGGGCGCATTGTCCTCGTCCTGGTCAGGAGGCCCGCCCTGGTCGTCGGCGTCGGGCTCGGCATGCTCGTCCGAGCCCGCGGGATGACCCAGGACCATCTGCCGCAGCTCGCGGTATTCGGCCTCGCCGAACGTGTCGATAAAGCGCTGAATGGCCTTTTCGGGCTCGGGCGACTCGCCGCGCAGCGCCATCATGGCCTCGACCACTACCTGCTTCATCTGCGCGTCATGCGGCGAAAGCTGGTCGTCGGGCTCGCGCAGATCCGCGGAATCCGGGGCCCGCTCGTCCACCTGACCGCCCTCCTGGAAGACGCCCGGCTGGCCGAAGACGCCGGCCCCCACGCCGCGGGGCGCGCGGCGCATCGGGTAATTGTGCGGCTTCTTGCGCGCCGGGTCGAGGCTCAGGCCATGCTCTGCGCTCTTGACCAGCGAACGCTCGGGGCCGCCGGCCCCAGGCATACGCTCGATGTTGCGAATGGGATTCATCATACTGGATCGGTCTCCTGCACAATACTCAATACCGGCACACCGCTCACGGTGCGCACATACAATGTCCCGACCTTCAGGCCCACCGTGCTGGTCGGCTGGTCGGTCATGATAAAGTGCGCCGCAATGACTTCGCCGAGCGCCGTTGCCTGGCCCATGTAATGGTTGATGCTGCGCGCCAGAGCGGCGATATACACCTGATCATACTCTGGCGGCGGATCGGGCAGCGTCTGTCTTACCTGTCTGGCCATCGGTTACCTCTTGCCATCCACTTGCAGGTCGGCGCGCAGCGAGCCCAAGCGCCAGCCCACACCGATATCATCGCTCTCTATCCGCAGGGAGAGCTGCCGCGCGCGCACCCGGATGAAGGCCTGCTCGGTCGCCGGCGTCACCGTAAAGCGCGC